CCATATTTGAACATCTATTGATGTTTCTTTTTTTACTTTGTGTAGGCATTCTTTTTCTTCTGTTAATAGTTGTTGCTTCAATTGATATGCTGCTTCAGTATCTACACGCACACCTAAAAAACGCATGTCGACAAGGCAAGGAAATAATTGTGTCTCTAAGTCAAAGATAGATGCAAGTTCTTGTGTAACAATTTCTTTTTTCATCTCTTGCCATAGTTTGAGAGTCAGATCTGCATCTTGTTCTGCGTATTCACCTACATACATTGCAGGTAGTTTATACATTTCTGACTTAGCATCTACACCCCAAAGATCTGCTGTTTCTTTCAATACAGACTCGTTTTTACCTATTCCTAGATAATCACGACCCATAGAGCCTAAATCGTAACGAAAGCGATTCTCGTCCACGAGAGAGCCAGCAATCATGGTATCTACGATGGTACCCTGTATTTCATACCTTTCAGCTCTTAAAAAGCATACATCGTACATAGCGTTGTGAAATATCTTAGTTGCAGGTGTTTTTAGTACACTTTGAAACCATCTCGTGACCATTCCATGGTCCATGTTACCACCACCTTCGTGACGTATAGGATAATAACCTTTCCAATCCTGCACAGCAACAGCTATACCTACAATGTGTCCTTTACTTGTTACAGAGCCAGAGCCCATAGTTTTTAGTTCCGGGTCTTTTGTTTCCAGGTCAATTGCAATCTCATCATACTTTGATAGATCGGGAAAAGACTCTGGTGGTATCCATTCTGTTTGTGGTTTGAATATTGGCTTCATGAATAATCTCTCTCTAAAATCATTTCTAAATAGTGAATTGCTTTCCTAATATCTTCTTCCTTCCCTTTTACAGAGTGTCTGCAAATGTACTTTATAGCATTCCCCTCAGCAAACAAGAGTTTATTTTCATTAATAAAATGTGCTGGCTGAATTTTCATCGAACGATAATGTTTTCCGCCTACCTGTTCTTGTAATGATTTATATGTTGATTCTTTAAATATGTCTTTAGATGTCATATGCTTTTTTCCTTTGTGGTTCAATTATGTATAAATTGTTTTTTGTCCTTGTGCATGCAACATAAAACAATCTGTGTGTATCATCTGGATTCTTTTGATATTCATCATACGCTGCTCCAGATAATTCAGTGTTAATTACTACATTCTCTCTTTCATTTCCTTTCACCCCGTGTATTGTAGATATGCTTATTCTTGGCATTTCATACAAATTTTCTCCTGTCTTCATTAATGTTGATATTTTATTGATGTCTTCATCCCCTAATTCATCTAAAGCCACTTTCCAATTTGCCTCTGTTTTTAAACCATATTTATTTTTTAACGTATCTACATCATAAAACTGGTCTTTTACCATACTCTTAAATAATTTTTTGTCCCAATTCTTATTCATTTTATTAAAAATTTTTTTACAATCATTGTAGTGCATTGGTACACCTCGTTTTAATTCATTCCATTTTTGCATTACTTCGTATAAATTTTTTACTCTTGGTGTTGCATTTCGTCTTTGCCAGTACAATTCTTTTTGATCTAACACATCACCAATATCACTTAACATATAATTAGCTGTTGCAAGAATTAACCATCTACCTTTTGTAAAATCTATGTCATGTAAACTTTGACAACGTTTTACAGATCCCTCTTTATTGGCAGGGTTATATTTTTTCTTTACCCTGTTACCAACTTTGTTAACAATTTTATTTGCAAGTTCAAAAGGTTTTTGTGGCACTCTGTATGATTGTTCTAGTATTTCTTTTTTACCTGTTAAATTTATAAATGTATTTACGTGTGCACCATTCCATTTGTAAATTCCTTGATCATCGTCTCCAGCTATAAAAGAATCTGTAGATGACTCCTCTATATTTTTAACTAATCTCCATTGTGTTAAACTTAAATCTTGTGCTTCGTCTACAAATGCAACTCTTAGTTTTGGACAGCTACCTTCTTTTAAAAATTTTTCTATCATGTCTGGAAAATCTATTAAGCCATGTTGTTCTTTATATCTTTCTAACTCCTCTACAATTATTTCTAATTTGTTTAGTGATATCTTTGAGTTGTTTGCAAGATGATAAAATTTTATGGGATCTATTTCTTTTGATCGTGCTATGTTTATTAATTGTATATATGGATTTTTTGAATAAAAAACACCATCATGATCCTCATCCTGTTGTGTGCCCTCTATCTCAATACCCATCTTCTCACCCAAATCTTTATAATGTTTTTCTTTCATAACTTGATCTTTACTCAAACCAAGTTGATTAAAACAAAAAGAATGTAATGTTTGAAAGTATGGTAAATCATCTAACATAGATAATTTAAATTTAATTGCAGCTCTTTCTTTTCCTTCCATTGCAGCATTTTTGCTAAACGTAAAGTATCCTATTTTATCTGAATCTGTTATTTCAAGAAATTTTTCTATCTCTGTTAACAATCTATTTGTTTTACCTGTGCCTGGTGGCCCATATATTATAGTTCTCATTAATAATTATCCTTTTTAAATTGTTTTGGTTTATATGTTTCTTCCCTCTTATCGAATCTAGCCACGACAAAAACAGAAATTTTATGCTTGCCAACACGTTTAGTCGTGCAGTTTAAATTGTCTTTTAACATTTGTGATGTTCTTTGATACGGCACTTTCCAATGTTTTCTTGATAAATAGTTGTGAAAAAAGTTGTCAAATACAAAATAATGGTAACCCTCTTTGGTGTATGTTCCACCATTTTTTAAATCTTCATAATCATCTTTCTGTATTCTATTTACACAATAATCTTCAAGATAGTTTCTTAATATGTCTTTTGTGCCTGTGCCCTCTGCAGGTTCAGTTATTTCTGCATTACTTAATAATATTGTAGTAATTTTTTTCCAATCAGCTGTCTTTTGTGTTGGTGGATTTATTCTTAATTGTTTAATACATTCTTCTTGAAATAATGTTTGATTTGCTAAATGTTTTGCAGAGTCTAAATATAATCTGTCACCATCTACATTCATATAATAATATGGCTCTTCTAAATTAACGACTTGTAAATCTGTAAGAGTAGGAAAAATTATTTCTTCACCAATACCAAACTTTCTTTTTTTACATAATTTTTTATCACACAAACTACACATTGGTTGATCACTACATTTATAACCCCAATCTTTTTTTTCATGTTGTTTTACAATTATATTTACTTCTGTATCTGATAAAGGTTGTGCCATTGCACTTTCATTAAATAAAGTAATTTTAGACTTCCAATTTTGAGGCCATTTAGATTTTGCATACACACCATAATGAAATAGTGCATTATTTCTACCACCCTCGCTTATCTTATTTTGTGCCATAAGTTCTATGCATGGTGGTCCATCAGAGTATGGTGTCTCTGGTCTTTTAATTTCTATTGTGCTAATGTCTTGTTGTTTATGTCTTTCTACTAGTTCAAAAAAACTTTCTAGTGTAGCAGCTTCGCCACTTTCGAGAAAGGCATATCTTGTTGTATTAGCGCAATTAAAATATGGCAAGTTAAGAAAATTTCCTGTATCATCTTTAGATTTTAATTCACGTTGTTTTGGAAAAACTTCTGATCCACCATAACCTAATACAGATCTAATCTCATTTAATTTATCTTGCATTAAACTTGCTGACACATAATCTTCTGTAAATAAAAATACATGTGCACCACCAGATTTTGATCTACAAACTACTAGTGGTAAATTAAATTGTTTAATTTTGTTTATAAGTTTTTGATGATCAAATCCTGCGTAGGAGTCAATATCTATACAACCCCATTTACACTTGTTGTCATCATTGATTGGTATTACACCTAAACTATCTGTGCCATCTAAATGTTTTTGCCATAAATCATTTGTTATAAATTCTCTTTTAACAAAAGATTTACCTTTTACTTTTGTTCCATTACCATTTGATTCGCCTACTATTGTGACACCATGAGCACGATCTAATCCTTCAAATATATTTTTAAACTTCTCAATCATATATTATAAGTGGGCGTTTCCACTCTCGCATCGACGCCCACCACCTAGGATTCTAGTAATTTGAATTAGACTTTGTGGTCTCTTCAGTTCCGTGTTTAGCTTGGATCTCACCCTTACCTACAGATTCTGCAAAAGCTTTGGCCGAGTCATAGATAGTTTTTTCTGTAACTGGTCCTACTTTTGACACATCCCAGCCAAACCATGTTCCTTTGTCGTTAGACATCTGGACGGTTGATAGCTTATAAATGTGGCTGTAAGTTGGCGGAGTAAACAATCCATTCTTACCCTGCATTTTGATACCCATCATCATTGAGTTCCATTTTCTACTCACCTTTAATTGTGTAGATTTCATAGAAATCAAAGCTGTAGATGGACTATCACCAATCGTTAATACAAAGTGACTTGCAGTATTTTCAAGATAGTTACCATTTGGTAGTCTATCTTTATAGTCTTTACCTCTAGTGGTTTGACTAATGATATCACTATCTGCGTCGTGAATTGCAACAGGTGCACCAGTGCTAGTGCCTCTATCTTGCCACTCAATGTATTGTCTTTTATAAAAGACAGGTACAACTTCTAAAGAGTCATACAACTGATTGGTCACGGTATTTATGATTTTGCCTGGCTCTGCGCCTTCGACATATTTACCATCTCTCTTGTTTACCTCTGGAGATAGTTGACCCAAAATTTTTAAGAAAGGTAACGCAAGATCTTCTTGCGATATATTTTGAGCGCCCTTGTTTGCATCAGCTTCCATATCAAATGTTGCTAACGTGCCTTCTTTTTTTGTTGCTACTTGGTTCATGTTTATTTGTTCCTTTTTATTGTAGTTTTATTCTCTGAGAAAATCCCAAAGATTTCCGTTGGCATTTCTTTACCTGCCTCAATACGCTCACGGACTAGCGCTTTCAAAGTCATGGGCTCAACCTTCATCTTTTGTGTCGGTTGAAACCCTTGACCTTTCGCAAGTTCGGCATAATCAGCCGCCTTGTTATCTTCGTTACGACCAAACGATACGGATATCTCGTTTTTGATTATATCGCCTAAGCCATTTTCACGAAGCCAGTTAAACGCCGATTCTTTGTTTGCCTCTGTAATAGTGGCACGATACGACGTTGAAACTTTTAGATGTGATCCATCATGAAGTTTTAATTCTGCTAGACCCATTTCACTCATCATAGTTGGTATAACCTCACCTGATAAGTGTTGGATTTGTTTTTTCTTTTCTTTAATTGCATCCTCTTGTATTTCAAGTTGTTGTTGCATAGCTTCTAATCTTTCAACTTGGTCTGCAAGAGACTGAATATTATCAGTTCTTTTCATTGCATCTTGTTGGTCTTTTTCAAAATCAATCATTTATTTTTCCTTTCTCATATAAATTAATTTCTATTGGGTAGTATCTTCTTTCTTGTCTATCCCATTTTATAAATTTGTATTTGCCATTTGTAATATCAGAAACAATAGAACATGCAACACCTATAATCGCAGGATCACCTACTAATAATAAATAATCTTCTGGTGTATAATTTTTTAATTTTTTTCTTAACTCAAAAATTAATGGACCAGGCGACCACATAAGTTGTGATAATTCTGGTAACAAAAATTTTAACTCACCATATTCTAATGCACCTGTGATATTAATCTTAGGGTTATTAAATCTTGTGCCGGCGATTTCTTGTAAGACATATACTATTGGTCTTTTATTACTTTCTGACATACTTGACAATATAGCGATCCTATATTATATGTCAAGTATAGAAAGAAAATATGAAATATAAATTTAT